GAAATGGACGAAGAGGGGAATACCATAGTTGCTTTTGGAGAAGCTCCACCCGAGGCTCTTTCAGATGATTTCTATAGGAATTTAGCCGAGGAGATAGATCAGCGTGAGCTGAGCTCATTGGCTAATGATATGATAGGAATGTATAAAGAAGATCGTGAGAGTCGATCAGATTGGGAGCGCACCTATAGTGAAGGATTGAGCTTGTTAGGCATGGAAACGGCTGACCGTTCTCAGCCCTTTCAGGGAGCTTCGGGAGTTTATCACCCGTTGTTATCTGAAGCGGTTGCACAATTTCAATCGTCTGCGTATAAAGAGCTCCTTCCTTCAGGTGGCCCCGTTGATACTCGAGTAGTGGGACGCGTTACACCGGAACGCGAGGAACAGGCTGATCGAGTTAAAGAGTTTATGAATTATCAGATCACTGAGGTGATGCAAGAGTATGACCCAGAGCTTGATCAAATGTTATTTTATTTGCCCCTTTCAGGTTCTTCTTTTAAAAAGATTTATTATGATGAGGGGCTTGGTCGGGCGGTCAGTAAATTTATTACATCAGAAGATTTAGTAGTCCCCTACGAAACAACAGATCTACAGTCGGCAACACGTATAACCCACATGATTCGGCAGAACTTGAATGATGTTCGTAAACTTCAGGCGAGTGGGTTTTACCGTGATATTGAATTAGTTCCTACAGAAGAGCCACCTTCGCCAATCACTGAGAAGGTAGATGATATGGAGGGGCTGCGTAGAACCTCCTATGGTGCTTCAGAAATTATGACCATTCTTGAGTGCCACATTAATCTGGACCTTGTAGGTTTTGAAGATGTGGGAGAGGATGGTGAGCCAACGGGTATTCAACTTCCATATATAGTTACAATGGAAGAAGACTGCTCTCAGGTTCTTTCAATTCGTAGAAATTGGGAGGAGAACGATCCTCGTAAGAGTAAGATACAATATTTTGTTCATTATAAGTTTCTTCCAGGACTAGGGTTTTACGGATTTGGTTTGATCCACATGATTGGTGGATTAAGTAAATCAGCGACGAGTCTTCTACGACAGTTGATAGACGCCGGAACTTTAGCTAATTTACCTGCAGGATTTAAGGCTCGCGGGTTACGTGTTCGCAATGATGATGAGCCCTTACAACCTGGAGAATGGAGAGATGTAGATGCTCCCGGAGGCGCTCTCCGTGATTCGCTTTTACCACTGCCCTATAAAGAACCTTCCGGTACACTTTTGAATTTGCTAGGAGTATTAGTTGATTCAGGCCGAAGATTTGCTGCGATTACAGAGATGCAAACTGGCGAAATGACAGAAGCTATGCCTGTTGGGACTACGGTAGCCCTCCTTGAAAAAGGTATGCAGGTTATGTCTGCTATCCATAAACGGCTGCACTACTCTCAAAAAGTAGAGTTTCGGTTGCTAGCTGTGACATTTAGTGAGTACCTACCTGAGGAGTACCCGTTTGAGGTTACAGGTGGAGAACGAATTGTTAAAGTTTCAGACTTTAGTGAACAGATAGATGTGCTCCCTCACAGTGATCCAAATATCTTTAGTATGGCACAACGGGTAATGATGGCGCAAACTCAATTGCAGTTAGCTACTTCTGCACCACAAATCCATAATCTACATGAAGCATATTTTCGAATGTATCAGGCCCTTGGTGTTCAAGACATCAGTGATATCTTGCCCCCTAATGAACCTAAAAATTCGAAAGATCCAGCTACTGAAAATGCGGATGCTCTTGTCGGTGCTCCTTTAAAAGCCTTTATACATCAGGATCATCAGGCACATATAGCGACACATATGGCATTTATGCAGAATCCTATTTTTGAAAATAATCAGCAAGCGATGTTAGTATTGCAAAGTCATATACAAGAGCATTTTGCAATGCAGTATCGTCAACAAGTTGAGCAGATTATTGGTAGGCCTCTTCCAACAGAAGACGAGCAGGTTCCACCTGAGTTAGAAAATCAAATTGCTCAGGCGGCGGCTCAGGCTACTGCTCAAATTAGCGAGCAAGCTCGTGCTTTTGCTGAGCAACAAGGAGAGGGTGGGATTGATCCATTGCTACAAATTCGTATGAAAGAACTCGAGTTGAAGGAGAGAGAACTACAGCGTAAGGAAGCAGAGTCCCAGTCTAGATTAGCATTTGATAAGCAAAAAGAGCAGGTTAGGACAGTTCTAGAAGAAACAAAGATCCAACAAGACGCTTCTCAAGCGGAGGAACGAATTGCTGTGCAAAGAGAAAAGATGAGGATCCAGTAAGTGGATCTCTCTGAAGAAATGGTTGATTGTCCTTGGTGCGGTCAATGTACCAGATTGATTATGGTACATGGTCATTATGAATGTATGAATTGTCATAGAGTAGTTTCAGATTGTTGTAATGGAGAAGTAGCAGATGCTCCAAGCCTTATTACCTAGTTTACTACCAGCAGTCACAGACATTATTGGTAGGTTTTTGCCAGAAGACAAAGAGGCACGTGCAAAAGCAGAACGTGAAATCAAACAATCTTTAACCGACCACCTTGCAAAGATTGATCTTGCACAACTTGATATTAATAAACAAGAAGCGGCTCACCGAT